CGTCGCCTATGTCGTAGGCGATCACATCCTTGAGCGAGCGCAGCATCGACACCTCCACGTCCGGCGCCGAGCCCGCCGAGGTGTCGTCGGCGATCTTCTCGTAGACGATCTTTGCGGTCGTCGACTGATATGGCACCGGATGGAACGCGAACTCGGTGCTGCCCTTCCACAGTGCCTTAGTCGGAATCCCCCGCTCGCCCTTGTTCTCGATGCGCGCATACTCGGTGACGCCGATTACTTGTAGTGGCTCATCGAGCGAGCCGTCCGTCACCGTCATCAGGATGGGAAACAGGATGTCGTTGGTCGCCGCGTGCGCCGTCGCCACGCCAGCCGCAAGGGAGAACGTCGCCGGCACCTTGTCCACCTTGCGCCAGAAGATCCCGAGCCGGTGCATCTCCTTCAGGCGCAGATCGATCGCCTCGTAGACAACCTCCGCATCGGTGCTGACGACGGAGGTGCTCGCCCCAGCGACGCCGAGTTTGCGCAGGACCATCGAGCGCAACTGCTCCCTGGTGCGCGAGAAGCTGATGCTCATGGCTTACGCTTCACGCCGGGGAGCGTGAGCATCGGGCGCTTGGCCGGGGGCGGCGGCGGCGCCGCATCGTCGTCCACGCGCATGAAGTCCTTGCGCCTGAGCAGCGCCTCGATTGTCGCGCGGTCGGTGACCTCGGTCGCCTTCTTGAACGCAAACGCGCGGCCCATGAAGTGGGTGTACTGACCCGCCGTATAGATGAACTTCATGCGGCCTTCGCCTTCCTCTCTTCGCGCTCCTTGATCTTGTCCAGGTACTTCGTCTGGATCGGGAATTTGAGCGGCGCATCCGTCATGCGCTCCACCAGCACATGCATGAGGTACTCGGAATGCGTGTCGAAGCGCGCGGTTGCCCTGCACACCGGCGCAAAGGCGGGAAGCACAATGAGGACCCGGACATCCCAGCCGTTTTGCCGATAGAAGTCGTGGTACAGCGTCGGGCACAGGTTGTAGAACCCATGGTTGAGCAACGACATCGGCGAGATGTGAAAGATCCGCCCGCCGGGGCGCACGGCACCTGCCGCATTCATGAACGCCTGCCCGATGTTGAAGCAGTGCTCGAGCGTCCCCGGATCGATCACCAGATCGAACTGCCCAAAGTCGTGCGGATAGTTCAGGTCCGCGATCGTCTCGACGCCGTGATCGGCATCGAAGTCCACGATCGTCACCTTGGCGTCGATGGCCTCGAATAGCTCGAGCGACTCCGGCATCGGCTCCTTCGTCTTGTGCCACTCGTGCGCCTTGGTGAACTGCGTCGGCGTATAGCCGAAAAGCGCTTTGACCTCGGCGGCGCTCGCCATGATGTCCGGGTAGCCGAGCGACAGGATCTTCGCCCCGCGCATCAGCGGCGCGAGGCGCTGGAGGGCCGTCAGCGGCAGCGCCATCAGGCGGCCTCCATCACCGGCTCACGCGTCTTGACGAGCGCCGCCAAGTCATCGGCGATGCGTTCGATCACCGGATTCCATGGGTCGTTCGGCTGCTGCCGGTACAGGCGCACCGAGCGATACCAGGGCATGCGGCCCTTGGTGCCATAGCGCCAAGCGGGCTTATTCGGCGTCATCACCCAGCAGGGCACGCCCAGCGCGCCCGCAAGATGCACGACAGAAGTGCAGACCGAAATCACGAGATCGCACGAGGCGACGACCTTCGCCGTCTCGTCATAGTCGAGCGTCCGGTCAGTCATGAACGGGTATTGCGTGATCGGGTAGCCGAGCTTCTCGACGATCTCGATCTCGGCCGCCTGGTCGGTGTACTGGAGCGACACGAACTCGCAGTCGTTCTCAAGGATCGGCTGCCACCAGGAAAGCGGCACCGTGCGGGTAAGAATGCGCCCAGCCTTCGACCCGCCGGTCCAAGAGATTCCGACGCGGAACTTCTTGTCCCGCGGTGCCGCTTCGGTCTTGAGGTACGGCGTTCCGGGGAAGGCATCCGCCGAGCGACGGAAGAACTTGCCGAGCGAGCCGATCGACACGCGGTAGTCGATCTGGTGATCGAACGGCCAACTAATCGAGGTGTCCTCGCGGGTCCCGTAGCAGGTCACCCCAAAGGAGCGCTCGAAGAGCGGCACGAGCCGCTTGTGGCACTCGATGATCACGTTGCTCGTGGCCATGAGGTCCGGGAGCATCGAGGCGAACATGATCTCGTCGCCCAGACCCTGCTCGCCATACACGGCGACGGTCTTGCCGGGCATGCCATCCCACTGCGGCAGTTCGCCGATCTTGCGGTCGACGCGCATTGGCGTAATGTGCTTCGCTGGCTTCAGGCCCCATTCGTGCTCTTCCCAGCCGCGCGCCCACTCGCCATTTTCAAGCAGCGCGAGCGCGAGATTCCAATGCGCGACGACTAGTTCTGGTTCCTTCTCCAGCGCCCGCGTGCAGAGCGCGATCGCCTTGTCGGGCGTGCCGGTGTTCGTGAAGAAGCCCGAATAATTCGCCAATGCCCCGGCGCACGGGTCCGGGATGGCGCACGCCTTTTCGATGTACTCGATCGCCTTCTGGGACTGGCCGCTGTTTTTGTAGGCGAGCGACAGGTTCGAGAGGACATCGCTTTGAATGAGGTTGTGCTTCTTGGCCGCCTCAAGCATGTGGATGGCGAGCCCATACCGGCTAGTCTGCAGGTACAGCGTTCCCATCGTTGCGAGGAGCCCCGCGTTATCATGGTTCTGCGACAGAAGCATGTCGTAGAGCTTTTCCGCTTCTGCATATCTGCCGTTTTTGTGGTGCTCGGTCGCTTCTTCGAATAAATCCATTTTTCTCCGAGAGCGTTGTGATGAAACGGCGGGGCGACGAGCGCCGCCCCGCCTTTGGCCTTGCGTTTAGCCCTGCGTCGGGTCCATCGACAGGATTGCCGTGAGGTAGAACGCCCCGGCGATGGTCGACACCGACACGAGCGACACTTGGATGTCGATCGTGTCGTCGAGCGAGTACGTGTACGGCACGTTCGCCACGCCAGAGGGCATGAATGTGGACGAGGCGTGCAAGGCGCTCGTCGACTGAGTGCCGATGTAGCGGTTGGTAAGCAAGCCGTCGCCGACTTCGACGGTCGCCTGCACGTAGGTGCTGGTGAGGCCGACGAATACGGCGCGCGAGTTCTGCGGAACGCGGATCATCTGGATCACGTCGCCGATCGAAATCGACTGGCTGGCGGGAATCGAGAAGGTCGAGTTCACGGCGACGAGGCCGACTCGCAGTGCTTTCGCGATGGCGGTTGCTTGGGCGGCGCTGGCGGTTCTGGTTGCCATAGTTGTCTCCTTTAATCCGCAGCCGCGGCAACGAAGGCGGTGACGATCCCGTGGTCCTTGGGCGTCGTCTGATCCGCGCCAGAAGCCGTGCCGAACCGCAGTTTTTCGATGCGCCGGATCTCCTGAACGCCCACGCCATGCAGGAACTCGTAGTCGTCGGTGTCGGTCGTGGACTTGGTGCGCTGCGCCCAGGCGAGGCCGACCGCTTGCGCCCCGCAGAGGTAGACCGGCTCGATCGCGGCGCCCGCGCTGCCGGACACGATCGTCTCCGGGGCGATTTCTGGGATTTCCCGCAGGATCATCCCGTCCCACACCAGCGAGTCGCCGGTAAAGAGCGGGTTATCCACACCGCGCACCCGCGCGTCGCGGTTCGCGAGCGTGAGCACGTTGGTGGTCGGGTTGTCCTCGGTGAGATCGCGCCAGGCCCGCGGGCCGACGAAGCAGACGTACCATTCCTGGTCCATCTCCTTCACGTACACGGGCTTGATCTTCGGCGACGCCGCTTGCGCCAGGCGCTTCATGAGCGACAGCACGTTCGGCGTGAGTTGCTCGCCGGATGAGAGCGACTGGATGGCGGTGGCGAAGATGCTGGTGTAGTTGGTCGTCGCCAAGCCGAAGAGCAGGCGATCCTGGTTGTTCGCCGTCCAGGTATTGCGCTGCGCTGCAGTCGAGGCCGAGAAGTTCACCCCGTCGATCTGGCCAAGGCCGCGAATGATGTCGTCGCGAAGCGTCTTTTGCGCCCACTCGCGGAGCTGCGCGCGGGCGGCGTCGCGTAGATCGATGACGGATTTCTGCTCATCCCAGCTATCCACCGCGACGGCGTGACGCAGGACATCGACCGTCAGCATGTGGGAGCGCAAGTTCATGCGCTCTTCGTTGCCCTTCAGGGTGGTGCTTCCGGTGACGCCGGCGCCGGTGAGCTCGTTCACGAGCGCGAATGCGATCGTGTCGCCGCGTCTCTTGGTCAGTTCCTCCCGGATCTGGATGATCGAGGCTTCATCGGTGCCCATGTAGCGCCGGAATCGCGAGGAGCGCACATAGTCGGTGAAGAACTGATCGTCCCAGTACTGGGGGGTAAGACCTGTCCGGACGGTTCCTACCGGTACATAGGTCTGGGCCATCTGGCCGCCTCCGTTTGGTTAGTGGGGTTCGCAACGCGCCCGTGAGTCGGCGACACTTGAGAACGCCCGCTAAACCCGGCGACGGTCCTGCAACTGCCCTACGCGCCCGTTGACGGCCGGCGACGCCTTTATGAGGCGCGGGTTATACAGAGTCCCGCGCGCAAAGTCGAATTAGTGCTTCAGGATGTCCCCCATCGGGGTTGGCCCGTTCCAGACCGCCTTCTGCGGCCCAACAGCCCCGCCGCGCACGTCCGAGAGCGTGCCGGTGAGCGCCGCGCGCTGGCGCTCGGCCTCGTCCTGCTTCGCCTTGAACTCGGCCTCCACCTTGGCCCGCTCCTCGGTGCGGGCCTTCTTGTCGATCTCCTCGCGCAGCTTGTCGAGGCTCCCCGCCTGCTGGATCTCGAGATGATTCTTGCCGGTGCGGTAGGCGAACTCCGCAGGGTCCGGTGCCGCGAGCCATTGCTGGGCAAGGCCTGGGGTCTGCTGCACGAGTTCGGCGAACTTCGTGACCTTTTCGTCGAAGTCCGGATAGCGCGAGCGGGCAATAAGCTCGGCGGTCTGCAGCCGCGTCGTCACGCCGAGGTTCGCCATCTCGGCCTGGTGCTTTTTGAGCGCCCCCTCCGGGTCGTCCCAGAACGCTTTCTTCTCCTCCGGCTTCTGGCCGCGGGCCGCAGCGAGTTCCTGCTCGAGTTGCTGGTTCCTCCGGCGCTGGCGGTCGGCCTCGGCGAGCAACCCGCGCTCCTTCTCGGTCATCTCCTGGACGGGTGCCGCCGGCTTCTCCGGCGGCTTGGCCGGCTCGGCTTTGGCTTCCGGCTTCGCTTCCGGTTTGGCGTCCGGTTTCGACTCGCCGCCCTCCTTGGGCAGGAATTTCCCAGTCTCGGGATCGCGCCCCTGCGCTTCCCACTCTTTTTTCTGGTGCTCTTTGCGCCGCGAGGTCGCCCGCTCGACTTCCAGCTTTTCAGGCTTGTCCGCTGGCTCGGCCGCGCTCTTGTCCTTCGGCTCCTTTGGTTCCTTAGGCTCCTTCGCTTCCGGCTCGCGCGGTTCCGGCTTCTCCGGTTTCTCCGGCTTGTCGCTCAGGATGTCGTCCATGCTCGTTGCCATCTTCTTCTCCTTAGGCTGCGGTGGCCTGTTTCGCTGCGCTAATTTCTGCGGTATCGATGGCGCTCTTCGCGCCTATTTCAGCGACTTCGATCTTGGTGCGCGCCTCCAGAAGCGCCTTCCAGCGCTCGAATTGCGCATCCATGCGCGCCTGCTGCGCATCGAATTGCGCTGACATGAGCGCCTCCCGCTCGCGCGATTGCGCCTGCATCTGCTCTCTCATCTGCTCGACGCGCGCTTCCATCTGCGCTTTCATCTGCGCCTCGCGCTCGCGGGCCACAATCTTCGCCTGCGCCTCCGCAGCGCCCGCCTTCAATTGCTGGTTCTCCTGCGCGAGCTTTTGACCCTCCTCCTGCATCTTCTTCATCTGTTCCTGCACCTCGGGCGGCACCGAATTTCCCTGCTTCATCTCCTTCAGGATCTTGTCCTTGTCCTTCAAGGTCGAGGCCGCGACGACCGCCGTGGGCGGAATCGGGATGCCGGACTTCACCATTTCGCCAAGCGCCTGGAATTCCTCGACTTGCATCGTCACCGAATCTGGCGCGTCGTCGATCACAATGTCGACGTCTAGGGTCGCCACTTCGTTTTGCATCGGCGCCGGCTCGTTTGCCGTAGGATCGGCCGCCAACTGCGCCTGGAGCTGCTGCAACTGCTCGGGAGCCGCGCCCGCATCCTTAGCCTGCTCGAGCGCCAACTGGCCCTTCGTCATCGGGCGATTAAGCCCTACCCATCGCAAGTTCGACGGGTCATCGGTAACGCGAATCCACATCTCGGCGCGCCAGTACTGCTTGATGCGGTTCCAGACCTTGCGGTATACCCGCACGTCGAGGTGCTTGAGCACATCGAACATGGGGGCGAGCTCGGTCTGCGCCGCAAGTTCCCGATTCTTCAGCGCGATCCCGGACATGCTGCGCGGCTCTTTTCCACTCGCCGCAGCGTTGTAGCCCACGGCATCGATCTCCTGCTTCGCTTCGGCCAGCAGGTTGAATTGCGCCGCCGCCATGTCGCCAGTCTTGAGAACCTCGAACTCCATGCCGGGCGTCGTTTCCACCACCCCGTCTGGCTTCGCAAGCTCTTCCCTCGCCTTATTGATGTCCTCGACCGCACCGCGCTCCCAGCGCACTTGCCGCACGCTCATCAGGTGCAGCGCCTTGGAGCGGCGCTTGTTAATCTCGTCCTGCACGTCCAGATACTGCAACGTCGCACCGTAACGGTTGCCCTCGCGATCCACGAAAAGTGAGGCGAACTCATAGGGATGCTCGGTCTCGCCTTCCTCATTCACATAGGGCGACTTCTTGCGCGGCTTAAGGAATCCGCCGTGCGTAAAGCAGGCGTACCACCAGTCGCCATCTTGCAGGTAGTAGAGCTCGACGATCTTCACGCGCTTGCGCTTCGTGTCCATCCAGGTAGGCTTGTCGGCGAAGGTGGTCGAGCCTTCGATCATGCTTTCCAGCACGTCCTCGCCGTCAGGGAACTGCCCCATGGCCACGTCGTAGTCAAGCCATACCACCTGACCGAGGTAGCGCGGCGCGTGAAAGTCCCTAGTCCTGTCGTGCGGATCGTAGATGAGGCGATCCCACTGGATATGATTGATGAAGATTTTGAAGCCGTCGCCGCGCGGCTTGACGATGACCTCCACGCCCCCGCTACCTTCCACACACAGGTTGTCCCACGCCGCCGAGCGCGTCTGCCGGTAGAACTGATCGTCAAGCACGAAGCGCACCGCCTCCGTCGCCGCCGTCGCCGCCTTCTCGTGCTGCGGCGTGCGCGGATAGGCTTTCGCCGTGGTGCGATTCGCGCGCTCCATGCCCATGAGACCGTCGACCTTGGGCTTGATGCGGTTGATCACCACTGGGGCCTGCTTGCGCTTTCTGAGCGCCTTCGCCTCGGCCTCGGTCCATTGCTTGGAGTCATAGAAGTCGCGGCACTTCTCCGCGTTCGCGCGGGAGTCGAGTGTGGCGTCGTCCGAGTCGTTGACCCACTCGATCAGCGTGCCGAGCTTGATCTCATTCTTCTCTTTGTCGGCCACTTAAGCAGTCCTCCAGGACTCTTCGGCGTGCTCGTCCTCCTCGAAGCGCTTCATCCAGCGGTCTGGCTTTTTCTCCTTGCGGTGCGGCGCCGCCATCCAAGGACGGCTCACGCAGCCATAACGGACATCGTCATAGCAATGGTCTTCCTGGTCGGTATCGACGTCCTCTGGGTGGTCTTCGTCGAGCACGATGTCGGGCATCGTTCGCCAGAAGCCGTCGTGGCAGTTCTTCGTCGCGTAGAGCATCGGCCCGTCGCCGTCGCCCGCGATGCGCTGGCGCACTTCCACGTAGCCCGTCAGGCGGTTATGGTCAGCCTTGCGCAGCACCACGCCGCGCCGCAGCATCGTCTCCGCGATCGACGGGCCGCCGTCGACCTTCCACATCGAGGGATCGGCCGCGATGTAGGCGAGGCGCCGCCCATTGGTGCGGGACTTCACCATGTCGGCGACTTCGGTCGCCTCCTTGCGCAGGCCCTCATCGGCCTTGCGGTTCCAGCCATAGACCTCGTTGTAGCGGATCATGGCGCCGCGGCGGTAGTGACGGCCATCCGGCAACTGGTTGCCGTTTGCAACCGTCCACAGGCCGAAAGAGAAGGGCTTGGTCGACCCCCAGTCGAGCGAGCCGAAACACAGCCAGTCCTCCGGCGGGTCGAATGGCTCGATGCAGTGGATCTCGCGGCGAAGCTTCTCGAATGCGGCACCGGCCACGATGTCCCAGTCGCCCTCAAGCATCGCGCGCACGAGATTGTCCGACCCCAGGCCATGCAAGCGATCGGCATACTCGGGATCGTCCTTCGTGAGATGCGGGTTGTCGGCGAGCTTCGCCGGAATGAACTGGCGCACCATGCCGCCCTCGTCCTTCGGCGCGCGCCAGATCTCTAGCGCGGGCTTGGGGCTGATGAACGAACGGCGCACCCACGCATGGCCCACCGAGCCGGGGTTGGAGCCCGCCTCTATGCGCGGCAGGCGCCCCTTGTAGCGCTCTGGGATCTCGACACCGGAAATGCGCACCTGTGAGCGCAGGTAACGGTATTGATAGTCGGTGTAGTGGGTGAGCTCATCGGGCATCAAAACGTGCATCTCCGCGCCTTGGTAGTTCTCGACGTCGCCCTCGGCGTCGCAGTAGCACAGATGAATCACCGAGCCGTTCTCGAACTCGAACTCGTTCTCTACCGCGCGGTACTTCACCGTTCCGGCCTTCAAGTACTCGCGCAGCATCTTGAAAAAGCTGGTCGGCCCCTGGAGGTGATTGCGGCGAAGATCGGGGAGCTTGCGGCGGAAGAGGTAAATCTGGATGCCGGGCACATCGAGCGCCCAGCGGATCGCGCTTACGCGAAGAAGATACGATTTACCCCCGCCCTTGGCGCCACCGTAGAGCACTTCGGTGGCGGGCGTGGTGAACGCTACGGTTTGCTTGGGCTCAAGCCGTAGTTCCATTTTTCAGGCGCATTTGCTGCGCTTCTTTTTGTTCCATGATTTTTTCGTAGTGGCCTGTCACCGTCTCGAAATCATCCGGCCCCCAGACGATCTCCTGCCGCTCATTGCGGAAGGAAAGCTGCGAGCCGACCGGGAACTTCATGCGATTCCACTGCTCGACGAGCGTGTCGTAATCCTTTTCGCGGCCCTCGCGCTTCGGAAGCTGGAAGGTCAGGTAAGGGGCTTCCGAGAGCCAGCACAGCACCATCGGGCCATTGCCCACTGCGAGGTTCATCTTCGCGTTCGCGTAGACCGAAATGCGCTTTTCCAGCGCCATCGGCTGGAACTCGCACTCCTCGAGCACGATCACTTCCTCGCCGCGGCGCATCAGCCACTCGCTCACCTTCGCCCATTCCGGCCGGTTCGAGTCGCGCCACTTGTTGCGGAACGACTCGCGCATGGTGATCGTCACGTAGCCGCTGCCGGTGAAGGCATCCGGCGCTTTCAGCTTCTCGATACGCCCGAGACGCTTATAGAGGGCCTCGGCGTGCCCGGTGGCGTAGCCGAGCACATCGCCTAGCCCCGGCTGGCCTTCGACCGTGAACTTCAGCCCTGCGAGGCCGCACAGCGGAATGCAGATGTTCGCCCAGCGCCGCCAGCCGATCTCGGCCGGGTATTTCCATGTCGTTATGTTGCCCACGACGAAGCGAATCTCGTCGTAGCCGAGCGTCTTTGCCATGACGGCGTAGACCGCGAAGTCGAACGTCGTCGGCATCGACGCAAGGTCGTAGAGCGCGACTCGTTTTTCAGGCTGCGCGCTTGAGGCCACTGTCTTCCCCGCGGTTTTTCATCATGGCGGTGTCGCCGATGCCGAAGAATTCGCCGTCCATCGGATTGGGCTTGCCGGTGATCTTCGCGTAGCACTCGAACGCCTGACAGATCGTTTGTTCAATTGTGGAGTATCGATATGTCCCGAGGCGCCCGATCGAGTGGACATTCGGCGGCAGGCTGTCTAGGTATTTCTTCGTCAGCGCTGTGTTCGCCTTCGTAAGGTACGGATAAAGCTTGTTGCGCTTTGAAGGAGTCTCCAGAACAAAGAGCGAGTCGGGGGAATCGTAGTAGGTGATTTTTTTGAACTCCGTGATGCGCGTGTGCGGTTCTTGGCCGGCATAGTGGCAAAACCTCACGTCTCCAGGGAAAGCCTGTTTGCACGGGAGAATGAACACCGTGAAATCGCGCCCCACGTATGGGAGCTCGCCATATTTGTAGCCGCAGAATTCATCGATGGGGATCGTGCTGATGATCGCATCGGAGCGGACGAATTCGTCGTGCTTGAACTCGTGCTCGGTGAGCACCTCCACGCCCTGCGTCATCCGATCGAAATACGGGTTGTACCCGTGCAGATTCGCCGGATAGCCGATGTAGGATCCCTTGTATGCTTCCTTCGTGCCACTCTCGATCGCCTTGTCCTTCGCCGACCACTTGAAGATGTCGAAGATGCGATTGTCATTGATCATCCACATCTTTTTAGAGTAGCCGTTCACGAACATGTCGTAGAGCGTGCGACCGACGCGCTGAATCCAGTACTCCTCGAAGTCGCGCGGTTCCTTCGAATTGTCCGCCGATGCGATCTCCAGCCAAATCTGCACGGCATTCTTCATGTGCGGGATGTCGTCCTGGTGGATCGGGTAGGAAAAGAATCTCTGCTCGTCCTCCACGTAGGTCAGGAGCTCGAACGGGAAGCGCCGCATCGGGATGATCGAGTCGATCCACTTCCAGACCTTGGCCGAATAGCCGTAGTACACGCGCGGCCCGTAGGTGAACGGGTGCCCGCCGTAGAAGAATGTGCGGCAGCCTCCGCCAAGATGCGGTTCCTTCTCGATGAGCGTTACCTCCCAGCCGTCGCGCGCGAGCAGATGCGCAACGGTGGTGCCGGCAAAGCCCCCGCCGAGAACCGTCGCCTTCACTGGATCATCGAATAGCCGACGCCGTACGTAGCGGTCGGGCTTCCCGACGGCACGACCTGCACGCGCCACGTTCTTGGCAGCACGTCGTTCGCCGAGCCGCCGACATTTGTCGCGGCACCGGCTGAAATGCCGGGATAGAGCTTGTAGATAGCCACGGCGGCACCGTTAGTGGCTGAGATGGTCGCCGTCGTCACCTGGTTGTAGTAACCACCCGACAGTGCATCCTTGCCTTGAATCCTCAGCACGAGGTTCGCCTGCCCGACGCTGTAGTGAAGCGCGACATGCACCCCGCGGGCGTTATAGTTGACGATGTCCGCGCTTTCGACCGTGCCCGCAGTCCTGGTCGCCGTCGCAAGCGCGGTCCCGTCGACGTTGTTACGCACGCGGTCCCAGGTAGTGCCGTTAAAGCGCATGGTCTCCGCGACCACGCGCGCCGCGCCTTGCGTCGCCACCGCCACGCCATCGGCGTTGTCGGCCGCCCCGAGCGCGCGGTCCCACGTCGCGCCGTTCCAGACGAGCCCGTACGCCTTCATGTCGATCGTCGTCGGATTCGCGGCACCATCGGCCGCCGCAGCCGCCGAGCCGATACCGACCTGACGCACGACTGTGCCGGCGTCGTTTGAATTTGGCGTTGTGGTTGCAACTACCTGATAGCCGTCAAGTGGCATTTTTATCTCCTTAACATTTCAACCATCGGCATTCCGATAGCAGGCTTTACAGACCTTTGGTATTTCGCCGTCTAAGTGGGCTTGGCGGAATGCTCTGTACTCCTCGCCTTGCCAAGCTTGCATAAACGACAGCCCCTTACCGATTTCATAAACCGTTGGATCACCGATCATGCAGCAGGGCACCGTGCGCGAATCGCTCGTCACCACCGCGCGCTCGAAGGGCCACGGGCAGAGGTTCTTGCGATTTTTCGCCTCGAACTTCTGGGAGACATCCCAGAACGACACCCGCACGCCCAACCCTTGGCCGAGCTCCACAAAATTCCAGAGATATGCCCCATCGAACTCGACCTGCTCGGCGCGATTGCGCTCGGCCAGCCGCTCGTCGCCCCAGCCGTGGAGCTGCAGGCTGAAGACGAGATTGCGGAACCCGAGCTCCTTCGCGAGGCGCACATGCCGGCCCAGATCCCGCGCGTTCGCGCGCTGCACCAGCGTCCACATCTTCGTCCTGACGATGCCCAGCGACTCGCAGTAATCGTTCAGGAGACGGCAGTTCTTCGTCACACGGTCGAAGTCCCCCTGGATGCGTATGCCCTCGAAGGTCGGCGCATCCGCTCCATCGATCGAGATGTCGATCTCGTTCACCCCGGCGTCGATGAGCTTCCGGTAGTTCTCTCGGAGATGCAGGAGCGACGCATTGGTCGTCATCCGCACCCAGATATGGCGCGCGCGGGCGTAGCGGATCATCTCGAAGTACTCGTCGCCCTGCATGAGGGCCTCGCCCAAGCCGTTCAGCTTGATCTCGACCAAGCCGTACTGCTCATCGATCAGGCGCTTGAAGCAATCAAGGCTCATGTCCTCGGCGCGCTTGCCCTTCAGCCACTTCGACACCGCGCACATCGAGCAAGCGAAGTTGCAGCGCGACACGTTCTCGATGTCGAGCTTGATCGGGAGGTAGTCCGGCTCCGCGGTGAGCATGCGGCGCATGTAGCGCGCGTAGTTGTCGGTCTTTCGCTGATCCATCGCGAGGCAGATGGACCGCTCCATGTCGTAGGCCGCCACCCCAGCCGATGGCTCCGGCCGCGGCAGGGGCTCCACGATCCAGCCGATGGGCGTCACGACTTGGCTTGCGGTAGCGTCGCGGATCGTCATAGCCACCACGGCCTTTTCATTTGCCAGAACACCTTCGCCAATTCAGCGTTGTGCTGGAACCAGCCCGCGCCCATCTTGCGTTCCCAACGCTGCATGCGCTCGCGGCGAGCCTCGTAAACCGCCGGCGCCGGCTGCACGATCTCGGCGACGTCGAAAAACGAGAACCGCGGCGCGGTGCCGAGGAAAGACGGCAACCCGTGGTCGTGCCAGATCGCGCTCAAGGATTCACTCCGATCGCGAAGAGGTACGCCGCCATGATCCCCGTGTGCAGCGTCTCGTCGTTCATCCCGAGCATGAACACCTGCCGGAAGTGCCGCTGCATCGCCGCGCGCAGCCCCTCCTTCGACTTGCAGTTCACGTGCTCAGCCTTCGAGATCGCCGAGGCGTACGCCTGACTCTCAAGCGACGGCGCACCCACGATGCACACCGGCGCGCACTGAGCGAGATTCCCGAGCAGCAGGTCCTCGTCCGCGATGTGCTCGAATAAATCGAGCGCATACACCGCGTCGAACCCGGTGAGCGGCCCCTCCTTCAGGATGTCCCACGAATTGAGGTACACCTTCCACTTCGGGCTCGACACCTTCTTCGCCGAGCCGATGTAGGCGGTATTGCAATCCACCGCCACCAGGGACCCCACGTGCTGGCGCACGATGCGCGAGTAGAACGCATCCGCGCACCCGACCTCGAGCACGCTCGCTTTGCCCTCCAGCATCTTCGCCACGAACTTGTAGCGCGCCGCGTTGAACACCAGGCGCTTCGGATCCTCGACCCAACCGTACCCGCTCATCATCCCGAGCTCGCGCGGTTCGGCCATCTCCTGGCCGCGGATGCGCACCGGTTCAGGGCCGGCCTGAATCATGTCGAACTGCGCCGCCACGCCTACTGCGTCCGATCGTCGCCCGACTGTTTTCCCTTCCCCCGCGCCGGGTCCAGCGTGTTCGCCGAGTGCGCGCTCTCGTGCGCCTTCACGAACGCCGGCGCCCCCGTCTCGCGCGCAAAATCCGGCGCCCCGCCCTCGCTCTTCAACTGCCCAGTGTTATCCCGCCCCAATTGCCTGACCTGCATGTCCTTCTTGCTCATCGTCATCTCCTTGGCTTGCCTCGCCGCCGACCACCGCCGGCAAGGCTGGAACGTGACTCCCATCGATTACCACCCCTCCGCCCTCACTGGGCTGCGCAAGCAGCACCACCGTGAACGAGGGCGCCGCGCCGCTGTGCTTCACCTCCTGCTTTGGCCCGTACAGCGCCGGACGGCGCCGCTCCAAGTCCATCCGCGCAAACCGGCATACCTCCCGCGCCGCGGCCACCCTCACTGGGTCATGAGCGTTCCGCGCGTCCTCGAGCTCCTGGTCCGCGTCCGCCACCCGCGCCACCAGACACTGCGTCACCACCTCCCGGTACACCTCCCCCCCTAGCTCCGTCAACATCCACCGGTAAAGCGTGCGCCGCGACTTCCGAAAGTCAGGCGCGATGTCCGCCATCGACTCGCCAGACAAGTACCGCGTCACGATCTCCGGCAACGCCTCCTCCCTCTGCGCCACCGTCGTCATGCGCAGAGCGCCGGTCTTGCGCCGGCTTCCCCACGCAAGAAAGCGAGCCCAGCAACAGTCAGAGGAGGATGGAGGGGACGCCACCGAGCCCGCATGGCGCAGCGCTTTTACAGCAATCGACGACCGACTACAAACCGTCAACTTTTCAACGGCAATTTTCTAGACGGGCGTAACGGACCCGCGTACGCCTTGCCCCTTGCCCTGACTGGGCGATCAGCCCCCCCTGGTCGAGCTGGGCGCAAAAGCATGCTTTCCCGCATGGAGTGAGCGCACGCTTGCGCCACACTAAGCGTTGGACTATATCCATTATGTTAAATAGCATGAATTGGCCCTAAGATATCAATGGCTTGGGAGTGAGTGGCGCCTGGTTTGTGCCGTGCCAGCAACACTTCCGGCCGGGGGCTAGAGCCCGAACGTCGGGGAGGCATGCGCGCGATGTGACGACGGAACGCGGCGAGCCATCCACGGCTGTGATTTCTATGGGAATTATCTAGATGACTTGTGCTGAATCCGCTTCGCTCGGCGTGCGCGCTTCTTGGCCTTTCGCGTGCGCGCTGGCGGCTTATGCGCGAGGACGACATCCAGCATCGCGTCGAGGGCCTTGGGGGTTTTCATCGCGTCAACTCCGCGTAGGTGATGCGCTTGCCGACCGTCGCGGCGATCAGCGAGTCGAGCCGCTTAATCGTGTGCCGCTTGCACGCGCCCTCATTGAGCCGGAACGCGAATTCGCTGACGTAACGGCCAAGGTGCTTGCGGCTCGCGTGGTGGTACACGCCGTTGAGCCCGCGCTTGAGCACGATCCCGCGCAGCGTGTCGAGATTCTTGCCGCATGCCTCGCGCAGGCGTTGCAAGAGGAACCAGGCGGACGCCTGCCGGATGCTCAATTCCTTGCTCAATTGCATGCTGCTGATGCCCTTACGGCTCGTCACGAGCAGGTACATGGCGTGCAGCCACTTCGTGAGCGGGATCTTGCTGCGCTCCATAACGGTCCCGGTGCGCACCGTGAATGCCTCCTCGCAGGCGTTGCAGCGGTAGAAGCCCGGCGCGCTCGACCGTCTGCTGGTGAGCGCAGCGCTCGCACTCGATAATCAGGGCTTTCCCCCAGCTCACGCAGCGCGGCGCTTGATCGATGAGCCCATCGTGTACCGGCGAAGGGGCGCGCTCTCATGGGCGTACGCGTAGATGTGCCTGGCGCATGGCGTCTGCCGCAGGAGCGACTCGCAGCAGTCGATGTTGGGCAGGCTGAAACTCTTGCCGATGAGCCGCTCGCCGATAAAGACCACATAGGCCGGGACTGCCGGATTGTCCGGCCTCGGGCGCTGCTGCACCGTGAAGCATCCAATCTGGAACTCGCGGGTATCTGCAATTGGGATCATGCGAGGTACTCCTTGAGCGCGGCGATCGCGCTGTACGATGTCCAGTGGGTGCCCGGGGGGGTCCATGGGTTTCCGTGGGGGGTTCTCATGGGGTGACTGCCTGCAGGAAATTGATCGCTTCAAGCGCATCGCGCACGGTATAGACCGGCGCCCGCTGCTCCCCGATCCATTTGCGCTGATCCGGAGTCAATTCCTGATCGGACTTCGGCTTCGCCGGGTTTTTCACTTCGAGCACGTACCAGCGCTGCCGGAAACTCACCAGGAGATCGGACACGCCGCCGCCAACCGCATGCAAGGGGGTAACTGACGCCCCGATCGCGCGCAGCGCCTTGACGATCGCGGGCTGATTCTCATCAATACGCGCCGCCCACCGCCTCATTCCAGCCACACCCCGAACTCCTGGATGTACCAGGCCTCGGTCGATTCCATGAATTCGCCGAACTCCTTTTTGTTCCGCATGCTCGAGATCCTTACTCGACGTCAAACCAAGCTCTTTTAAAACGAGCTCCAGCATCCGCTCCCCATCGTTCTTCAATACCGCCGTCAGCGCGTTCATGTTGTATTTCAGCGAACTCTGCCGGTAGAACGCGCACCACTCCATCACCCTTTGGCTCTCTGCCAAGGCGCTTTGCTATCTCTCTTTCTTCCCGGCTTAAGGGTCGATTCCAGTCGCAGGGCCACTTCACGCCCGCCTCATCTGGAAAGGTTTCTCACCGTCCATCGCTTTTTGCGCGTCGGCTGAACAGTGGTTGTATCCATTGACCGATCCAACCGCCACGCGATCACAGTAGGCGCACAACTTCTTGACGATCTGCGCGCTCGGCGCCGCGGACACTCCCTTCAACGAACCAACGCGCTCTCCACGAATCCAGTTGCGGAAGGTGGCCTCCCAATCGAGCTTCACGCCAGACCTACCCGACATTGCGCACCAGTGATCCCGGAACTTCTCCACCATCTCGGGTATTTCTAAATCCGGACGCTTTCGTATCGCCCACGCTTTTAGCGGTTCGCTTGGTTGCCAACCCAGGGGTAGGCGCGAGCCCTGCGAGCGCTTCTGCTTCTGCTCTTTTACGTCTGTGTCTGTGTCTGTGTGGGCGACATTCGCGACACATTGCGACATTTGCGACACGCTGGCGACATCATTGATTTGCTGTCTTTTTTCGAAGATACGCACACGATCGGCCTCGCGCTTCTGCTCCATGTTGCGTAGCCTCATGTACTTGCCGTGGTTGACCAATCGCCACCCCCAAGGACGATGCGGGTCCAATAAAACGATGCGCCGGCCATCTTCTCCGGGGGTGCGTGAAAATGGGTCGGGGTCCTCCAGAATAGCAATCCCCTTTTCGATTATTTTTTGCGGACTGCTGGTCCGGGCGCAGATCGAAGCAGTCGTCATGTCCACGATGCCGTCCGGTCCTGCCAAGACGATGAGTTGCTGCATCGTGACGATCGCTTCCCAATGGCCGTAAAGCGTGCCGTCGTAGATCGAATCGAAGACCTTGCCGTAAATGTTCAGCTACCTCTTGTGCCAAATCTTGTGATTCGTAGGCTTCAAAAAAACCGGGTTGCCCCGGCTCGCCCTTGACCGCCCTACTTTGCGGTCAAATTTTTTTAACTGCCCTACTTCGTTCCTAGTTGGTCCGCCCCGCCCCGCCGATCTCCTGCTGAAATATCTTCAATGCGACATGCTGTTCAAGAATATGACTGCAGTACGCCGAAACAGGGCGTCTCTCCTTTTCGGCGAGTTGGCGAATCTTTTCTTCAATCGAGGGACGGACGTAAATCTTGAGATCTGCTTCGCGTTTCTCACGGTTCATCTGGACCTCTCGCAAGTGAAAAGCCTCTTAGCGGGAGGTCTAGGAATAGTTTTTGGGGAAACCCCGCACGCACCGACAAGGGAGGAGGAGTCCAATGCGTGCGGGTCATGCTCATGCGTGGCTGTTACCGCGTTTTGTGCGCCGGTAGTGGTCCAAAATCTCAATGCTTTTGGTTCCTGGATTCCTGATCTGGCGCAATCTGATCTTCTGCAGGGTCCATCTGGAAATGCCGGTTTCCTGTTCGATCTTCTCGAATTCGTGGCGCCGTGGCTGAAGCCAGGCAACCACGCGCTCATGCGCTGATTGGGCCATAGATTTGACAACCTTAGCCGAAAACGTCTTAGAGCGCAAGCCCCATGTGGCTAAGAGGGAGAAATGGCACCCTAGCCGTATGCGGTCAGACCTTCAAAAGCTGTTTATCCGGCGCTTGGGGGAGGAGCTTGAGGCGCGCCACCTGAGCCACAACACCCTAGCCAAGCAGGCTAAGACGAAGGGGTTAGAACTTTCTCAGGTCAGTGTGAGCCGGATTCTTCGGGGTAAGCAAGATCCGACGCTGGAAAAAATTGATGCGATTGCGCAGGTATTGGACATTCCGGCGTGGATTTTATTCACCGACCAATACACTGTAGAGCAGCGTGTATTCCGAATGCCGGGCGCCACCCAGAAGGGAAACATTTCCAAGTTACCCACAGCTTTTGCACCGTGGTCTGATTACCAAAGACGCGAAAAAATCACGCGCAAAAAATAGCACGGTCATGTACGCTTCCGGACATGCCCAAGGAGCGATTCAGAAAAAATCCACGGCCCAATGATGATGTTTTGCTCCTCCTTGAAACCGCTATAGACGCAGCTCGGCAAGGCCACATCCAGGCTTGCTCTATCGTCACATCCGATCGCCTGCATAACGTCGAATCCAGCAGCGCGGGTGAGATCGAGGGTACGGGTAAGTTCCTGCTGATCGCCGGCCTGTCCAAGGAAGCCCATAAGCTCATTGATATGCCGAACGACAAAAAGGGCTGATTTAGGCTTAGCCGTTTAAGGCTTGACAAGCTAGCCGTATCCGTTTTATTCTCTCTCCTGACGCTACTTCATAGCGGAGGGAAAGATGGACCAAGCGCAAGAGATCATCGGGAACGCCGTCAAGCCGACGCGTGGCGCCCGGCTGATTGGGATCGTTCAGCAAATCTCAGACCTTCGCCCCGACGCCTGGGAGTCGCGCGTAATCCTCGACGCCATCTTAGGGACCATCAAGTACGGCTTCGATGAACGCGACATCGTTGATGTCCTGGACCGCGGCCAGGGACTTGAGCAGGCCCTTGAAGATCTCGACCAGCGGGGGCTGCGGTGAAAAACCTTTCCCCGATCGTTCAGGAGTTGACCTACATCAACTACGCCTGCAACCGCGACTACGCGCCGCACGTCGAGCCCGAGCGCTGGGGGCGCATCTACGGGGACGTGCGCGAGATGGAAGCCCGCTACCAGGCCGAGAAGGCCATCAACAAGGCCAAAGGCGAAGCGGAGGCCGCATGACCCACTATGAAGACGTTGCCCGCGTTCTCCAACTGGACGACTACCGCCCCAAGCCCGCCGAGCGTTCCGTGAGAAAGGCCATCGAGATATTCAAAAGCATCTGCCTAGTACTTGGCGCTCTGCTGTGCGCGGCCCTCGTCATGGGGCTGGTGGCGATGATCTTCAGCCTGTCATGAAATCGATCCTTGATCGGAAATTCAAGTACCGGCCGAGCTTCAACACCGACGTTACGAAGTCGTGGGCCGAAGCCCGAAAGAAGCTTGAAGAAAAAAAGAAAAAGTGCGAAGCCAATCGGAAAGAGTTGGATCACAAACTCACCGCCCTACGGAGGGGCTAATGGACCGAGCCGGATGGGAACAGCAACAGGAATGCGAGCGTGAGCGTTGGATGATGACCATCGAAGCTTTGAACCGCTGTGCCGCAGCGGGCGCAAGACCTGAGGATCTGAACACCTTGGCGCGCGAATGTGGCATCGATCCCAAACACATCAAGATAGGACACGAACATGCCAAAGCTCAGTGAAATGCTCCCCTCCCGCTTTCTGAAGAAGGACGATGTTCCTTCTCCGATGCTCGTTACTGTTGGCGACATCGAACAGGTCAACGTCGCCCCGGACGGTCAGCCCCCGGAAAACAAGTGGACGATGACCTTTCCGGAACTGGACAAGCCTCTCGTGCTGAACAGCACCAACATGCACATTATCGGCGCGATCTACGGCGATGACACCGATGGTTGGCTTGGCCAAAAAATCGTCATCTATTCCGATCCGAACGTGAGCTTCGGCGGCAAGCTGGTTGGCGGCCTGCGCCTGCGCGCGCCGAAGAATCAGAAGTCCGCTCCCACTCCTCCGGCTGCGAGGAAGCCAGCCGGCAATGACGGCGGCAAATTCGATGATCTCGAGGACGATGTGCCCTTTTGAAAATGAAATCCTGTTCGCGCTGCCGCGTTGTAAAGCCGCTCACCGAGTTCCAGGTGAGAAAAGCAAGTCCTGACGGGCTCACTGCTGCCTGCAAGACGTGCTTGCGGGTATATGACCGGCAGCGCGGTTTTCATGGGCGCCGGGATTATGCGCTTGAGTACCGTACGAAATACTCACAGCGCAGGGGCGCGCAGGTAGCGCTCAACAACGCGCTGCGCGATGGTCGAATTAGGGCGCTTCCTTGTCTGATTTGCGGCGAGAAGGCCGAGGCACATCACACGCACTATGACGCACCGCTGGAAGTCGTCTGGCTATGTCCGCCACATCACAAACAAGCGCACGCGATGGTGAAATAACCATGAACCTCTATCTCGACATCGAAACGATTCCCTGCGAAGACGAAACCCTGCGCGCCGAAATCGCCGCGGGCATCGTCCCTCCTGGCAATTACAAGAAGCCCGAGACAATCGCGGAATGGGAGAAGACCGAAAAGCCGAAGCTGATCGAAGAGGCCATTCAGCGCTCCGGCCTTGACGGTGGGTTCGGTCGAGTGCTGTGCATTGGCTGGGCTGTGGGTGATGCGCCGGTCGTGGTCGCCCATGAAGACGAAGAACAGCTTCTCCTGCAAATCGTGATGCAGGAACTTTCCGATGTCATGGACCGCGCGCTCATCATCATCGGTCACAACATCGCAGGCTTTGATCTTCGGTTCCTCTGGCAGCGCTGCGTAGTCCACGGTGTGTTCCCGAGCGGGCTTTTCAACTTCATGCAGGCGAAGCCCTGGGACAAAGGCATCAACGACACGATGCTCATGTGGCATCCGCAGAACAGGGTTTCTCTTGCGAAGCTTTGCAAGATCCTCGGAATTCCAAAGGACGACCCAGTTGATGGGAGCCAGGTCTACCAGCTTTTCAAAGCAGGGGAACTCGACAAGATCCTCGCGCACTGCAAAAGCGATGTTGAGGCGGTGCGGGACTGTCATCGCAAGCTGACTTTCTGGAAGGCGGCGTGATTTCCTTCAAAGCCGGAATGACCGTTCCGCCCGGTGGCTTCATTGCAAAGGCGATCTGCTTTCTTCGCGGACACAAGCGCGGCAAGCGCGTCGTCTATACGGTAGGCGGTCCTGAATCCGATGGCGAGCGCGAATATCAATGCCCGCGCTGCGAGGTGACGTGGCTTCGCAAGATCCGCAAGGTGAAGACATGACTCTCCATCGGGCGGCGGGGCGCGGCATTTCGCTGGGTAAGCGGAGCCTCGTCTGCCCGGCCAATTTCAGAGCGATAGGTAATCGGGGATATAGCTGATTTTTCAATGGGAACTTGGATAAATGGAGCGAGCGTGAACAGAGAAAATCGGAAAGAACTTCCTCGCACCGAAGCCGCGCCGTTGCTGAAACTCAGTGTGCAGGAGACGGTCAAGCGTGCCGTGCAGAAGGAACTGGAAGCGAAGCAGCTAAAGACGGCTGACGGCTTCCTCGGCAAATTCCTCGCGCTCTTCGCAGACTATTCATATTCGACGGCGCGTAGCCACAGACGCGGTACACCAGCCGCCAGCAAGCGCACTCCGAAGGAGATAGCGGAGGAAGTCCGCGCCTTCTTCGCTGCAAGGCCGCGTCCGTGGAGGCCCGCAGGGCATCGCGCGAAGCCTGTTTACGCACAACGATATCGCTACCGCAAGAATCCCCGAGGAGAGAACGACGTGGATGCGCGCAGCACTGGCGCGAGGCTCAGCGAGCGGAAACCATCGACCGCGTTGCAGCACCGACTCGCAGACAGGTCGTGACCGCCGGGAGAGACCGGCCCTTACTTCGGAAATCGCGTGAGGATTTCTCTCACCTTCGGAGACACCGCTTGAGTTGGCATCGCACAACCAATCGTCGGACGCGCAACGTCCGCATAACGCGCAAGGGTTACGCGATCCTGGCGGCGCTGGACCGTGGCGAATACCGCTGCCTCACAACCGCCGAGGCGGTAAAACGCGGTGGCCGCCGCGGACTGCGGAAGATCCGGATGATGCGGAAAGCGGCGCGATGACTGAATACTCTGAAATCTAAGGAGGAAATGAAATGGACGAAAGCGTAGTCAAGCATCTGGAGCAGACAACCGAGATGGACGCAGCGAGCCGCTTAATGCTTCTGGCGGCTGACATTTTGCAAAAGTATGGGCATTGCAAGGGAACCGCGATATGGAAGGGAGCCCACTGCATCAGCGGTGCTGTCACGCAGGCCACGTTTAGCGAAGATTGTTATGACAATGAGGCTCACTGCGCCGTGATGGATCGGCTGCAAGCGAAGCTTCCAGTGAACATTATCGAGTGGAACGACGCTCCGGAAAGAACCGCCGATGAAGTCATTAGCTTTCTGCGCTCGGTGGCGCTCGGTGGCTAGCGCTCTCTGCACGGAGGAGGGAAAGAATGGATAAGAAGGCGAAGCGTCCGCGCCGCCCGCAAGTCGGGATGTGGATCATATGGCGCTTCAAGTGCGATAAGGGCTGGCACATCGGCTACGTACGCGAGTCGTTCGGCGCTGGCTATGTGGTCCATCTGACGGACAGCGAATACGCCTCGTCACCGAGCGGATCGAAGGTGTGCGTTGACGATATCGACTGGAAGATCAAGTGACGCTTTCTGCAAACAGCTACTACACCGCCAATGGCTGAAACCACCGGCATCGCCTGGACCGACAGCACCTTCAACCCGTGGATCGGGTGCACGGAGGTTAGCACCGCCGAGAGCGGCGGAGGCGGCTGCGACGACTGCTATGCCCGCGCGCTGGACGCCCGCCATCGGTGGGGCGGTGCCACGCACTGGGGCGCTGGTGTGCCGCGCATGCTGACCAGCCCGGACTATTGGACCAAGCCGGTGACGTGGAACCGGAAGGCGGCGGCATCCGGGAAGCCGTGGCGCGTGTTCTGCGCGTCGCTGGCCGACGTGTTCGACAACGAAGTGCCGCAGGTGTGGCGCACGAACCTGTTCAGGCTGATCGCCAAAACTCCGGCGCTGACGTGGCTCCTGCTGACGAAGCGCATCGGGAACGCTACGCCAATGCTGTGCACGATGATGGTGGACGCGCCACCGCTGCCGAACGTCTGGATCGGGGCCACCATCGTGAACCAGCGCGAGGCCGACCGCGACGTGCCGAAACTGCTGGCGACGCCGGCCGCCAAGCGCTTCGTGTCCTACGAGCCAGCACTAGGGCCGGTGGACTGGACGAAGTTCCCAGGCATTGACTGGATCATCGTTGGCGGGGCCAGCCGCCAGAGGAAGCCAGCGCCGGCCTTTGACCCAGATACCGCCCGCCGCACCATCGCGCAATGTCGAACGATCGGTGCAGCTCCATTCGTGAAGCAACTCGGGTCCAACATCATCACGAGCGGATGCGGCCCTGTCTGGCTCGCGAAGCTGGATGACACTGGAAAGGGTAACTTCCGCGCCGTTCTGAAGGACCGCGCTGGTGCCGATCCTGCCGAGTGGCCGGAGGATCTTCGCGTGCAGGAATTCCCAAGCCGTAGCCACGATGCCACAGGAGAACGTTAGTTGTGGAGCAAGGGATACGCCGAATGGGGCGACGAGACAACGCGCACGGCCTACCTGTCGATCGCGTTCTCGTGGCTCTGCGATCATGCGGCACAGCGGGCGCTGTCCTACCGAATGCTCGGATGGCGCGTGATGGTCGGCGGGCCGGGTGTCTTTTTGCTTCAGAAGGCGAAGCTGCGGCACGAGCTGTTCGACCTGGCGGAGTACGGGGCGGAGTACCCGGATGCGCTCAGCCATCACAACCCGGATGCCACGGTCGCGAGTCGCGGATGCCCCGGCATGGGGACCGAGGAAGCGCCGAAGCCATGCTCATTTTGCATCGTCCCTCCGATGGAGGGCACGAAGTTCAAGTTGCTGCCGGACTTCCCAGTGCGGCCAGTGCTCTGCGACAACAACCTGTCGGCGCTGCCTGCCGACTACCAAAACTACATCATCCGGCGCTACCAAGAGGCCGGGGTGAAGCTGCGCGATGCGAACAGCGGGTTCGAGCCGATCACCTTCACAACCGAGGTCTACGCACGCTGGAAGCCGCTTATCAATGCCGGGGGCGGGCCGTGGCGCTTCGGGTACGACACGAAGAAGGAAGCGCCGCAGGTGCGCCGCGTCCTGAAGATGCTGGCCGACGAAGCGGCCAAGCGGAAACGCCCTTACGTCCTCATCGGCAACGAGCCGTACTACGACTGCATGGCGCGCATCCACGAGTGCCTAGAGGCTGGCTGCGAGCCGCACGTCCAGCCGGAAATCAAGCTCAACGCGCGGGAGAAACGCTACTGGGTGCGCTTCGACTGGACGCATCAAAAGCTGGTGAACGTGGCGCGCTGGGTCAACGGAGCGCACGCCCGCATGCCTTTCAGCGAGTTCGACCCGAAGCGAAAGAACGTACCGGAGGAACACTATGATGAGCAGCAAGGGCTCTTCGTCTGATACCCCATCGCAACGCATGAGCACATCACGCCGTATCTCGGAGGACGGATGAGCAGAATTTGCCCGCACGCGATGAACTCGGTTTGCCAGAACGAGAGTTGCGATCTCGGCTGCGAACTGACCAAAGCGAAAAAAGAGATCGCCGCGGCTGGCGCACCGGACTACTCGGCTATCGGCGACGCCGTTGTTTGGGTCGTTTTCTGGATTGCCGTGGCTTCGGTGCTGGTGACGTACATCCTGAAGGTAGGGAAGCTGCCGCTATGAGCACTCCTACTCCATTGCAACAAGACACACCCGGCGGTTGCCACGTTTGCAGCGGCGCACTCGGATCGCCGCGCTGCGCCACCTGTGGAAAGAAATGCATATGAGCGACGAGAAGCACTCTCCCGATAAGTCGGGGAAAGAGCTGGCGCTCGACGCGCTGAAGTACGCGCTCAACTTGGCCGAGGGCGAGGAGTGGAATCTCGGCGAAGCGAGCATCCCTGCGGGCGACCCGCGAGCGCACCGAGGCTTGATCGCCTATCGCAAGATGCTCGCGGCCATCGTAGCTCTGGAAGCGGTGCCCTCCTCTGATACAGCGCCAGTCGAGGCGCTGCGCCTTGGGCAGGCGCTCGCCGTTACCCCGCTCATCGGCAACCTGCTCGACCAATGGGAAAGCGTGCCGAATGACCTGAAGGATCACATCCGCGAGATCCAGGCAGGCTTCGAGCAGGCGATGGACGCGGTAGAGGACGCGATGCAGAACCACCAGCCAGCGGTGTTATCCGCAACGAGAGAAAGCGAGGGATACCCCGGCATCGCGCACGATCTTGAAACGCTGCGGACAGCCCTGACGAACCTGCTCGTCCAATACGAGGGCGTTTACGACTGCATAGACAACGACGGCAAGAGGTATCAGTCGCAGGGCGCGGCCGATGCGGAGGTGGCTGCGCGAGCCGCGCTGGATGCAACAGATAAAAAGCGTTCTCGATACGTAGTGGAGCGCCCATGAGAATGCTGCTGCTGTCGAAGTGGGGCTACTACATCCGCCTGTGGCTCGCGCGCCGGTGGTGCGACCCGCAGCTCGCGGTGCTAGCGGACCGCTACGGGAGCGTGCTGATCACGTCCGAGCGCTACGGCAAGCTGATCCTGCCTCTATATCACGCCGTTTGGGATGGCGAAGTCTCGGCGCGCGTGATGATGAAGCTCGAACGAATGACCGAGGAGCGAGACTACTGGAAGCGCGAAGCCGAACGCCAGGGAGAGAAAGAGCCGAAATGAGCGATCGCCGCAATCGACCGCCGAACCGCTGGGGCTGCAAGCCCACCGAGGATGTATGCGTAGCGCACGATCTACCGCTTGATTGCAGACACGGCTGCCGGTGCGTCGCGCCGCATGCTTGCAAGGACCGCGCTGATCGGTTCGCGGATCAGTACAAGGGCAGCGACGCCGCATCGGAGAAACAACCCAAGGAGGCATAGATGGACGAGAGTGTACAGGAGCATCTGAAGACGACGCTGGACATCACATCCACGCTATTGCTGCGCGCCGCCGACTATATCGAGACGCACGGCCTCAGTTGCGGCGGTCATATAGACATGCAAGGGCACAAATGCACCGCCATGGTTATCGTCATGCTCGCATACGATAGCAATCAGATAAAGCATATTGACCCAGCCACCAGAAGAGTCGCGCGCTACCTGCGGCAACATGGGCTGACGTGTCTGCCATATTGGAGTGATAGCACGCCAGCCGATCAAGTTGTCGCAGTGCTGCGCGCGGTGGCGCTCGGTGGCTAGCGCTCTACCTCTGGAAGAGGCTGAAATCTACCGAGCGGCGGCGCAGCGCATTGAGGCGCAGCAGGACAACTTTTGCTGCCACGCTCTCGCTAATGTCGCTGCCGGCGGGTTCAAGCTTGAGGAACCTTTCCGGTCCCTCTTTGGCCCCGAGTGCGAACCCATGGCAGTCAGCGATTTCGTTGATTGGTACTGGAAAAGGGGAGATTGAAAACCAGATGCGCGAAGAAGTGGTTGTGAATTGGCGGTTCCGTGGACATGATCTTGGCTTTTATACGGAGATAGATTTCATCCGGTGCTGGCTGGCGGTGGAGCGCCTTCTAGCTGGAGATGCCGAGTATGAAAGCTGGATTACCTCCTACACGCAGCTCCTATGAGCGTTCCTTCCTCAAATGATAGCTACATCCGGATGGTTACCGAGCTGGGCGCGCTCTGCCAGCGGCGCTATCACTCAGCGATCGCCGAGGGCTATTCCGAGCAGGCGGCGTTTGAAGAACTCGTCCGCGTCATCCTGGAAACCTACCGTGAGTCGCTTGCGTCGTGATCCAAAAGTGGAGACAGTCAGATGGGTAATGTGGTGCTGGGTTCTTTCGAGACAACGCTAGCGATTCCGGTGGATCGCGTCGCCGAGGCCGCAGATCATGCCGGGCTGAAGCTCGTCATCGTCATAGGCGTGGACAGTAAGGGCGAGTTTTACTTCGCATCAAGCGAAGGCGATAGCGCGATGGTGCTATGGCAGCTTGAACGCGCGAAGAAGCAATTGCTATCCGTACTCGATGCGCAAAGCGATTAATAGAAAAGCTGAAAGTCGATAATGGGTAGATGGGACGGTAAGTTCAAAGGCAGGATGAAGCCGTGCGTTCACTGCGGCACGGAGTTCTATTGCACGTCATGCAGGGACGTGGGCGGCAATCTGGACGAGAAGAAGTTTTGCACGAAGAAGTGCTATCAAGCATATCGCGAGACGACCGAGTACCGTGCGGCTCGGTTCTGGGCTCAGGTCGATAAATCTGGAAGCTGCTGGATCTTCACCGGGCCGGTCGAATCGAACGGCTACGGCTATCCCGGCTGGGGCCGCAGCCACAAACTAGCTCACCGGCTCGCCCACGAGTTGCTGATAGGGCCAATCCCGAAAGGGATGCTGGTCTGCCATACCTGCGATACGCCTCCATGCTGTAACCCGGAGCACCTGTTCCTCGGCACGAAGAGGTTGAATGGGCGGGATATGAGCCGCAAGGGCCGCAGCGGAGTGGCGAGATTGACGCTAGAGCAAGTCCGAGAAGTCCGGGCCGCGCTCCTAGACTACAAGCATGGCCTGTGCGCGAAGCTGGCGGACAAATACGGTGTGTCGCGCGCCGTTATCAGCGACATCAAACTCGGCAACACATTCCAGGCCGTCGAGTGACGGCTCATAACTTCCGCCAGAAGCGCGACCGTATCATGAGAGAAATCCGCGAGGCGCACACGGCAATGGTCTGGAACATGCAGGGCCTGACACCGTATACAAAGCGGGCGCGGACGTTGGCGTGCCGACGGTTGACCGAGAAAAGCCGTGCGCTGTGGAAGCTGTTCGCGGGGATATGAAAATTCAGCGCTACATCTTCGAGAAGGTCGGCGACGGCTATCAGTTCACCACGACCGATGATGGCCTGTGGGTGATGGCGAAGGACATGGAGGAGCTTGAGCGCGAGCTTGCCGAGTTGAAGCACGTCCTTGAGTGCGTGATGTCCGCCGCGTGCTTCCTCAAGCGGGGAAAGAGGAAGTGACCGCGCTCCTCTTCATCGCCTTCATCGTGGCGCTCATCTGGGCAACGCAGGGTGGGCCGCTGTGACCAACGATTTCACAATCGAGGAAGCTGCTGGCATCCTGAAGGTGTCGCCCTCGACCGTGAAGCGGGAGATTGCTGACGGCAGGCTGATTGCCACTCGCTACCGTGGGTGTACTAGAATCGCCGGCGGGGACCTGGAGGAGTATAGAAAACAATGCCGATCCGCAGGCATGGCCTTGGCTGGGAAGTCAGAATCCGAAGCGTCAAGCCGGAAATCAGCAAGAGCTTTCGCCGCTATCGGGACGCTACCGAATTTGAGCGCCGCACTCGCCAAAGGATCGAAGATCATCGCGTTGGACGAGCGCCGACCCACACGCTTGAAGAAGCGATTGACCGCTGGCTAGGCGGTGAAGCAAAAGCCCTCCAATCGTTCTCGAATCTCCAGGATAAGGTCCGCGCGCTCTACCCTCACATTGTTGGAAAAACGCTGGAAGAGATTCCTGACGCGGCAGAACAGGTCAAGGCCGCTGGTGCCACAGTGGGCCTACGCCCAGCCACCATCAACCGGAGACTTGCAATTCTTCGACGTGTGGCTCGTCTCGCGCATCGGAAGTGGGAATGGACTGATCGTGACTTGGCAGCCCGCATCACCCTCCTCCCAGGCGAAGAACCCCGCTACGTCCAGGCCACCACGGAACAGGCCGAAAGGCTCCTCCGGGTCGCCAAGGGGCGCACGCGGAAGGCGGTCCTCTGGGCGATCGGCACGGGACTGAGGCAGGGCGAGATGCGCCGGGTCGAGCCCCACCACTTCCGCGACGGCTCGATCATCGTGACGAAAACCAAGACAGGAAAGCCCCGCAGCGTGCCCTTGGCGCCCTTCCTGAAGCCGAAGGACTTCCCCTATGGGTTGACCGCCACCGAGGTCGAGAAACGCTACAGGGAGGCCAGGAACAAGGCGGGCATGCCTTGGCTGCAGTTCCGGGATCTCCGACGGACATTCGGCTCGTGGGTCGTCCAGAAAACGCGCTCCCTGAAGGCCGCACAGGACTTGCTGGGCCATACCACCATGCAGATCACCGCCACGCACTACGCCCACCTACTCCCCGGGCACCTGAAGAGCGCGATCCGGCAGACTTTTGCGGGGATGGCGCGGGGACGACAAAAGAAGAAGAAAGCGGCGTAAAGTGCTGATTCTCCTATGATGCCCGGGGGCGGATTTGAACCGCCACGGCATTACGCCGAGGGATTTTAAGTCACCCTGACCCTGCCGGAGCCCTCGGCCCTCATAGTGCGCTGCGGTGCAGTAAAGGGCTAGGGGAACCCGCCAGCGGGGGCTACAGCGGGGCAGGAATCAGCACGAAGCGGAATGGGAGAAAAGCTGCCCCGGATCGCACGGAGCTGGCGTTCCTTACGGGAACCGTTTCCGGCTTCCGACGTGTCCGCCAGAACTTCGCCCGCCTGACCCTCTAGGATGCAACGCCTAAGCAAACACTCGGATGTCCGCCCGAGGCGATTCTACTTCAGCTTCCCCGCCCGATCCAGCATGATCGCCGCGTGCGTCCGGGTTTCAGCCCCAAGCCGGGTATAGGCCCGCCAGACCATATGTCGTATCACCCCTGGCGTGGTGCCCATGATCTGCGCCACGTCGGCATCCCGCTTGCCCTCCGCGATGTACTTGAAGGCTTCCAACTCCCGACTCGAACGGGCGACCTACTGATTACGAATCCGTTTTGGCACAAACGGCAATTCAGGGACTTACAGCAAAACAGGAGTTTAGCGCATGCCAGAAGCGACGAAACCAGCCTCAGATGGCGGGATCTGCACCCAGAATGCACCGAGGGAACCGAGGGTCTTGAAGGTGATCTCCGAAGCCCCAGAATCGGCCAAGGGCTCGCTCACCAGAGCGTTTTCTGGCGCTGCAAGCCCCTCGGGCGGCGATCAAAGCCATGTGCCTGACATGCGTCGGGTATGACCGGGAAACCATCAAACACTGCACCGGGTACGGATGTCCGCTTTGGGCGTACCGGCCATTCCAGGACTGAGCGTTCCGAAGCGGAATCGCTGCGCTAAGCGCGAAAAAGTTCTTGCCCATCAGCGCTTAGGGGGGTAAAAAACCGCCCCTAACCTGACCGCCGCGCGAAAAACAATAACCGCCGCCGAGCTCGTCGCCTTCGAGGCACGAGTCGCAGAGGAGTTTGCCGCCGCCCGGATCCGCGGGCCGGTCCACCTGTCCGGCGGGAACGAGCAGCAACTCATCGAGATTTTCCGCGATGTCGACCCGGAGGACTGGGTATTCTCGACCTACCGGAACCACTACCACGCCCTGCTGCACGGCATCAACCCAGACTGGCTGATGGCCGAGATCCTGGCCGGGCGGTCGATGAACATCACATGCCCGGAGCACCGGTTCTTCACTTCCGCCATCGTCGGCGGGACGCTGCCGATCGCGGTCGGGGTCGCCGCCGGCCTCAAGCGCCTCGGGGCGTCCCGCCGGGTCTGGTGCTTCGTGGGCGACATGGCGTCGACCACCGGCGCTTTCCATGAGGTCACGACGTACGCGGCGCGGCAGGACTTGCAGATCCGGTTCGTGGTCGAGGACAACGGTCTATCCTGCAACAGCCCCACCGACCAATGCTGGGGCACCGCGGCGGCGTGGCTGGGCCTGGCGCGCCGCTACTCCTACCAGCGCCAGTACCCCCACGTCGGCGTGGAAAAGTGGGTCCAGTTCTGACCTACGCCGGAGAGGTCACCCGCGCGATGGGCATGCTCGCCAAGCACCCGAAGACGCTGTTCGTCGGCCAGGCGGTGCGCTACGACGGCCAGCGCCTGCACGCCACGCTCAAGGACGTGCCGATGGAGCGCCGGATCGAGATGCCGGTCGCCGAGAACTTCCAAGTCGGCTTTTGCACCGGCCTCGCGCTTGAGGGCTACATCCCGGTCAGCATTTTCCCGCGGATGGACTTCCTGATCATCGCCGCGGACCAGCTTATTAATCACCTTGACAAGATCCCGCTGATGGGCGGTTTCAAGCCCAAGGTGATCATCCGCACGGCGGTCGGCTCGAATAAGCCGTTGGATCCTGGGCACCAGCACACCCAGAACCACACGCCGGCGCTGCGCTACATGCTGAAGACGGTGCGCGTGGTCGAGCTCTTCAACGCCAAGTACGTTTACGAGCAGTACGAACGGGCGCTCGCCTGCGAAGGCTCGGTGATCATGGTGGAGTACATGAACGAGTACAACAAATGAGGATCTTCCTGACCGGCGCCTGCGGCTACATCGGCAGCGTTCTCCTACCGAAGCTGCGCAAGGCGGGGCACCAGGTCACGACCTGCGACACCGGCTGGTTCGGCGGTGAGCCGAATATCAAGTGCGACATCAGGACGCTGAAGTCGCTGCCCGTGGTCGACGCGATCGTGCATTTGGCCAACATCGCGAATGACCCCTGCGGCGAGCTCGATGCGAAGCTGACGTGGGAGGTGAACGCGCTCGGGACGGTGCTGCTCGCCGACATGGCGGTGCGCGCCGGCATCAAGCGGTTCATCTTCGCCTCGTCCGCCAGCGTGTACGGCCTGAAGGATAATGAGCCGGTGCGCGAGGAAACGTCGCTTGAGCCGGTGAGCGATTACAACAAGACAAAGATGGTCGCCGAGCGCATCCTGCTGTCCTACGCCTCGAAAATGAACATCCAGATCGTGCGGCCGGCGACGGTCTGCGGCATGTCGCCGCGGATGCGCCTGGACGTCATCGTGAACATGCTCACGATGCAGGCGCTCGCCAAGGGCGAGATCATGGCGCACTGCGGCGAGCACGGCGCCGGCCTCATGCGCCCGCATACGCACATCGAGGACATGACGGACCTGTACGTGTGGCTGCTCGCGCACCCGGAGGTAACGGGCGTCTACAACGCCGGCTTCGAGAACCTGTCGGTGGCGGCGCTCGCCGAGAAGATCACACAGCATGTGCCGGCGACGGTAAAGGTGACGACGGTGGCCGACAAGCGCTCGTACTGCGTGGACTCCTCCAAGCTGCTGCTGGCCGGCTTCCGGCCACGGTTCTCGGTGGACGATGCTATCGCCAACATCGCGGAGGCGTATTCGACCGGCTCGCTCAAGGACGAGGATCGCTGCTACAACCTGCGTTATATGCAGCAGAACGGGTGGGTCGCCGCGTGAGGCTCGCCGAGGCCATCAAGAGGGCGAAGCGCGTCTACATCATCGGCAACGGCGGCAGCTACGCGAACGCCGTGCATATCGCGAACGATCTGCTCTCGTGCGGCGTGAAGGCGTACACGCTCGATCCGGCGACGCTGACCGCGACGGCGAACGACCTCGGCTATCAGAACGTATTCTCGCGCTGGCTGGCGGTCGTAGGTGAGCCCGGCGACTTGCTGATTGCCCTTTCCGGCAGCGGAAACTCTCTGAATATCATCAACGCACTGATGGAAGCAGAGCGCATCGGCATGGAGACATGGGCGATCACCGGGGAATTCAATAAGGACTCGCAGGCGATGCAACTGGCTGGCGAGTGCATCCGCTTCGGCAAGGACATGCAGCAGGCCGAGGACCGGCAGATTCACTTAGGTCATCGAGCGATGGCATGGCTGAAAAGTTCCTGATACTTGGCGCGTCGTCGTTCTACGGGTCGAACTTCGCCAAGCTGGTGGAGGAGAAGGGCGACATTGTTGTCCAAATGTGGCACCGCGCCGAGCATGGACATAATGGGTGGGATATTGACGATTATGTTTACGGCGAGTTGGGATCTGCGCCGCAAGTGGAAGCCACGAAAGCTGATTACGTAGTTAATTTTATCTCACGCAGCTTAGTGGCTGAGAGTTGGAAAGCACCGGCCTTGTGGTTGCAAACGAATGCAGTAGGCACCACACGGCTTTTTGATGATCTACGTCAGGTGAAATGTAAAAAGTTCATCCACGTCTCGACGCCCGAGGTCTATGGCTCGACGCCGACGTGGGTAAAAGAGGATTATCCGTTCAACCCGACGACTCCGTACGCCGTCTCTCGCGCGGCTGGCGACATGATGCTCAAAGCGTTCCACCGCGCCTACGGCTTCCCCGCGATCATCACCCGCACCGCCAACATCTACGGCCACGGTCAGCCAGAACACCGGATTATCCCGAAGGCGTTCGCCTACAAACGACGTGGGGAAGTTCTCCCTCTGCATGGCGGCGGGAGTTCCATCCGCTCTTTCATTCACGTGCGCGACGCCTGCGAGGCCACGTACCTGCTCGCCAAGCGCGGAACGCCAGGCGAGACGTACCACATCTCGACGCGCAATGCGTGCTCAATCGCTCGGCTCGTGGAGATGATCGGCGCGCGCTACGAAGTCGTGCCAGACCGGCTCGGCAAGGATGAGGCTTACCTGCTGGACAGCGAGAAGGTGCGCGCGCTCGTCTGGCAGGACACGATCACGCTGAAGGATGGGCTATGCGAATTGTCGCGCTGAGCGTGAAGGCCGCTGAGGTATTCCTCGAGAAGCACGAGCGGCACTACAAAGCGCCCGTCGAGGCCATCTGCGCGATCGGCGTGGGCGATGATGGCGTGCTGCACGGTGCGGCGGTGCTCGGACGCAGGGAGGACGGCGATGCCGAACTCGCCCACATCTACGTTGACGGCGCATCGCAGGGCTACTCGCTCCTCTACGGGGCGTGCTGGCGCGCGCTGAAGGCACTCGGGTATCTCAAAACGGCTTTGTGATCGTCGTACTCGCTCACGGCTGCTGGGATCCATTCCACTATGGGCACCTGCTCCACCTCCAGACGGCGCGCACGCATGGGAATGTGCTGATCGTCTCTGTGACGCGAGACGAGAACGTCAACAAGGGTCCTGGGCGCCCGATCTTCAACCTGCATCAGCGCATGGCGGTGCTGCGCGCCCTCGCCATTGTGGACGAGGTACGCGCCGCCCGCAGCGCCGTCGAAGCCATCAAAAAGATCAAGCCGGACATCTACGTCAAGGGCAAAGAATATGAGAACAACCTGCCTGAACAGTGTCTCGTCGAGCATTATGGCGGCCGAGTCGTCTTCACCGACGACGACGTCTACTCCTCCACTCGCCTCATATCTGGCGGCTATCTCGCAGTTCCGAGTACTTGTAGCCGGTGACGGGATAGTCGACGAGTACCACTACGTCAGGCCGCTCGGCAAGTCGCCGAAAGAGAACATCATCGCCACGCGCTTCACGCACAAGGAGATATTCGCGGGCGGCGTGTGGGCGGCGGGCGCGCACGTCAAAGGATTCTGCAAGTCGATCGACGTCGCCACGGCCACCTCGTTCACCATCAAGCGCCGGTTCGTGGAACTGGAGCGCGTGCGAAAGCTCTTCGAGGTCCACGAGGAGCAGCGCACGAGCGCCAAGCTCGACCCGCCGCCCTATTCGCAGTACGACCTCGTCATCGTCACCGACTTCGGGCACGGCGCGATCACGCCGCCGATGATCGAGGAGATGATCGAGGGCGCGCGCTTCCTAGCTGTCAACGCGCAGACCAACTCGGCGAATCATGGCTTCAATCTGATCACGAAGTACCGCACGGCGGACCTCGTGGTGCTGGACGAGCTTGAAGCGCGGCTCGCCGCCCACGACCGGGATTCGCCCATCGAGAGCGTGATCGAGCGCCTCGGCTTTAAGAAGATCATCGTCACGCTCGGCAATGCCGGCTGCATCGGCTACGACGGGGCGTTCCACCGCGAGCCGTCACACGCCGAGAAGGTGGTCGACACGATGGGCGCCGGAGATGCCTTCTTCTGCGTGGCTGCGCTTTTTGCCGCTGCTGGAGCCGATATGCCTACGCTTTGCCGCGTCGGGAACGCCGCCGGGGCGATAAAGTGCGGCGTGATCGGCCATCGACAGTCGGTGACGCCTGCGGCTCTGTCGGAGCATATAGGGTCGCCGCGAGCCGCACCGAGCGAGCGATAGACGCCCAAGGCTTCCAAGGACTACTGCCCAGCTTGAGCGGAGGCGCCACTAGCCGGCGCCGCCGTTCATCTGCGCCACATGATCGTCAATCTGCTTGCCGACCTTCTTCGAGATCGCGTCCAACTGACCGGCCAGCGCCGGCACTTCCTTGGCGAGCGCAGTGATGATCTTGATGGCCTTCGCCCGCTTCTTCTTGCCGGACTTCGGGGCGGGGAAAGTCTTCTCCACGATCTGGACGACGTAGGGGATCAGCGGGGCTACAGCTTGGATGAACAGCAGGGGACTCATTTGACTCCTTCGTGTGAAAGGCTGAAGTGGTTGCCGTCGGCGCGCTTGAAATCTCCTCCCCATGCGCAGAGCGGATCGAGCGATTTCCAGTATTCCCCGAGAGGCTTGTAAGCTGGGGTGTCTGGCTGGTACTTGCCGTCGATGAACAGATGAAGGTCGATCGCCAGCTTGATGAGATGCAGGGAATTGGCGATGCCCGTCCCCTTGGCGGCATTGGCGAGCGCCTGAGCCGTCGAGCGCTCGGCTTCCCCGAGGGTCAACTCGTACCCATTTTTGTAGCACCACGTAATGAGCATCCCGACGTACCGGGCGAAGAGGCGTTGCTTCTCGCTCAGGCTCATACGCCAGTCACGTGTTGAAACATCGTGGTCGGGAAAGTCACGACGGTCAGGTCGGAGAAATACGCCTTCACCACCGTCTGGGTTTCGTCCAGCCTTTGCGGACTCCAGCATCCCTCGAGGTCTTTGCCCTTCTCGGTCCAGACGGCGCGGAATGGGAGGTTCGTCACTTCCTTGAGCGTGCAGGGTTCATCGGTCAGGACGACGCGGATACCTCCAGACTCTCCGGCGAAGATCGGGATTGCCTGCGTCGGCAGGCAGAACAGGACAGCGAGAAACAGGATGTAGCGCATCATTGACCCCTTTCGGTCATTCGACCTTCGAGAATTGCGACGCGATTGCTCACCACCCCGACCTCGCCGCGAATGTCGTGATGGGTCTTGTCGTCTTCCTCCTCATGCTTTTCCCGGAGCGCGGTTTCCTTCTTCAACCCATCGATGCAGTTGCGCAGATCCGTCTTGATGGCGTAGTAGGAACCCACGCCCGCCATGAGCGCGATGACTAACTGCAGGAAAAACGTCGGGGTGAAGCCTTCCATGATGGCGCCCTCTTTTTGTTAGCGTGCATTCTGGTTGGCCATGATTGCGATTCGAGCGAGCGACTGCAGGTTGTTCTCCGGCTGCATCGCTGGCTCATAGTTGGGGCGGGCGAAGTTGCGCTGGTAGATGTCCGAGAGGAGCGCGCCGCGCGCCATCGGCGGGGCCACAAAGGGCGCCGCAGCCCCCACCGCCCCTGCTACCGGACCAAACGCCGCGAGTCCGCCAGCGCCGAGCAGCGTCCCGACCGTCCAATTGAGTTTGCTGACGCCTGGCGTGCCCTGCGCCGCTGCCTGCCCCGTAACTTGCTTCCCAGGCCCCTGCGCGAACTTGGCGATCGTCTCAAGGCCGCCGGAAAGCTTCGCACCGTGATCATGTAGGCGCCCGAGGACTTGAGCATCGATCGTGCCGTCGCCGAGGTTCAGCGCCCGCTCGACATCCCACGTCTTCGCGATGTCCTGCCGCGCGGCGCGCATCTGCGGCACCAGATCTGGCTTCCCGACCCTCACGGCTTCCGCATCGAGCCGCCCCTCCATCGCCGTCGCCTTCGCGTTCATCGCCTTGAAGTTCTCAAGCGATGCCACGGTCGCCTGCCGTTCGTATTCCTTCCAGAATTGAGTCGCCTTCTGCCTAGCGTCGCGCAGCTCGCGCAGGAAGTAAGCCGCATTCGAGGAGACGGCTTCCAGCGCCTTATAGGGTGCCGATAGCGCTTGGCGTCTGGCCTCCAGCGTCTGCATCGTGAGGGGGGCGTTCTCCGGCAATCCGATCTCGCGCCGCGCGATGGCGTCCGTTACGCCCTGGTTCTCGATCGTTACCCGCTGCTTGAGCGCGGCCTTTCCGGCCAAGCTTTCGGCGGCGTTCTCTACTAGGCCAGGATTGACCTGCGAGGGGATGACCTTGTAGCCGGCATCCTGCGCATCCTTGAGGGTCGCATCGCGCACGACGTTCCGGGCCCTGGCGTCGATCAGCGACTTCGCCCGGGCGGCGTTATAGCCCGCCGTGGCGGCGCTCGGCGCCAGCGAGCCCACGCCAGCCCACTCCGGGCCGCCGATCGCCTCCGCTGCCATCGAAGCCGCCGCCGGGATCGCGCCGCCGGGCAGCGGACCGCCGCGGGCGACGAAGTCGTACTGGGCCGTTCCTAGCGCGTCCTGTGGCCTCGGGTTGTCCGGGGATAGGCCGGGCATCCCCGTTGCGCGCAAGCCGCGCTGCAGGCTATCAGAGCCGCCGAAAGAGCCTTTCAGGAGGTTCGGGGCGAGATCCGGCTTGCCGGCGGCCGTGAGCGCCGTGCCGACGCCAGCAAGGCCAAGATTGGCGACGTTCTCGATGGTGTCGACCGGGAGGCCGAGCACGCTGGTGGCGAGTTTCGCCAAGCCAGCATTCGCCGGCAGGGTCGAAGACAGCTCAGCTGGAGACGCCACGGGCGCAGCCGAGCGCATCTTGCGTACCTCTCCAGCCAGAATGCGCGCGCCGTCTGCGTCCCCCGCAGCGTCCGCCTTGACCAGCGCCGCCTCCAGTTGGGCGAGGTCGGCCATATTTACTTGTACTTTTCCAGCAACGATTCGACGGAAGGGGCCGCAGGGGCGACACCAGGTGCAGCCTGCGGCTTGCTCGCATGCTTCATGTTGTAAGCGGCCTGCAGGCGGCCTTTCGCTCCCTCCGTGAATTTCACGATGCGATCAAGCGCTGCCGAGAATTCAGAGGCTGACTGCGCGCGATCGAGCGCGGCAAGATTCGCGGCAAGAAGGGCGCCTTCTTTATCCGATACCTGGCCCAGCGCGCCGCCAGTCTTCGAATTGTTCCGCATGTTCTGAAGAACGCCGAACGCCACCTGAGATTTCAGCGTCTCAAGGCCCGCCTTGAAATTGGCCGCGTCCGTTCCCGGCCATGTCGCCGTCCCGCCGATCAGCGGCACTGCAGCCATGCCGCCAGTTGCTTTCGTCAGGCCTGGATGGGTCTTTAGACGATTCGCCTCGGCTGCGAGCCGGTCCATGTCGTTCGTCATGGAACTCAAGGCTGCGGTGTCCTGATTGAATTGCCCCTGCAGTTTCGTATCGGCCGGGCCGCCTGGGATCGCCTCGAGGTTGCCGTCTGGGGTATGACGGTATCCTGGCGGCGGCTTCCCGCCGGCCATGCCGATCTTGGCGATTTCGAGCCGCAGCCGCTCCATCTCGGCGTTATGCCTGGCCGTTTCCACGCGCTTTTCGGCGTCGCCGGTGATGCGAGCCATCCTGGCCTCGTGCATCTGCTCTGCCGTCGCCTTAGCCTGCACCAGCGCCGCCGCCTTGTTCTCCCGCGCCACTTCCAGCGCCGATTTGCGGTCGAGCGAGGACTGCTGCGTCTTCAGTACGTCCGCCGGTGTCCCATGCTTGATGGCGATCTGCGCAAGCTGTTCCTGCGTCGCCTCAGGGCCGATGGCAGCGATATCCTTCTCGAACGCCTGCCGACGCGCCTGTTCCCGCAGTTTTTCCTGCAGCCCGACGAGCATCCCGGCCTGCTGCATCCCCTGCAGCGGCTGCTGCTCGTTCATCTGCCGCTTGGCGATGTAGGCGCCGTAGCCGGGAATGGACGCGAGAACGCTATTAAGATCAGGCATAGGCGCGCATTTCCTTGAAGATTTGCGCCAGCGACTTCGGCGGATTGAAGATATCGGCCGCCCCAGCGCCGATGGCGTTGTAGATGTTCCCTTGCGAGGTGATGGCGTTCGAGGCCGCGCCTGGCGCTGCGCCAGCGAACTGCGCCAGGCCGCCGGCGCCGGCGTTCGTGTTCCGGTAGTTCTGGAGCGCCGGATAGGCGGTCTTCTGGTAGAGGTCCGAGAGCGTCTGCGACCAAGCATTGGGGCTGTCGGCCGGGTTGCCGTTCACCGACAGGCCATGCAGCGTGGCCTTCGCCGTCTGGTTCAAGGCGTCGCTGTAGCCCGGATCGTTCGCCATGGTGAATCCGGGGGCGAAGCTGCCCTCGAACCGGCCCCGAGATGGCCCGCCCATTTCCATGTACTTGTTCGCGAGGTCCTTGTAGGCGTCTGTCTGCCTACTCGCCCCGTAGGCGCCAAGCAGTCCGGGGATGCCACGGGCGAGCGCGGCGAGCGTCGAACCGTCATCCACAAGGCCCGTCCCACCGCCGGATGCATTTCCAACGCCATTTTTCCCGAGCGCGCCGGATATGGCATTCGATACGCCCGTGAGCCCGCCCAAGACTGGCACGAACGGGCCGGCACCGGACGCAACCGCGCTGACAGTCGGCGCCCCGGCGGCACCGATCATCGGAGCGGATTCGATCGTTCCGGTGGCCGGTCCCAGAAATGATGCGTAGTCGGCGGCTGCCGGCGCGGCGGCAGTACCGCCTGCGCTTGCGCTTCCGACGCCAGCGTTTCCAAACACCGAGCCGCCGACTGCAGCCAGGGCCGCGGCCATGACCGCCTGCTCGCCGTAGCGCTGTAGAAAATCTTGGCTCGCGGCGTCCTGCCTGCCAGCCTCAGTAGTGCCCTGAATCTCGCCAGCGAGTCCTGAGGGCAGATTTTGCCCAGCGAACGCCTGCGCGACTTCGCTGCTCGGCACATACTGCAAGAGCGAGCGAGCGATCTGGTTCGGATCGTTCGGCCCCATGCCATTCGGGTGCGCGCGCCAGAACGCGCCATTCGGATCGCCTAGGTCTTTCCATAACCCTTCGGCCTGAAAATCGCGCCACGTCGGTGCGCGATACGGACTTTGCTCGCCGTAGTAACGATCACCGTTGAAAAGATATTGAGTCTCCCCCTCGCTGCCAGCCCAGGGGTTCGGGGTATAGCGCTCATCCAATACGCGCGGGTTGATTTGGCTCCAGTCGATCGCCATTTATTTTTCTCCGCTAAATTTCATATGAGCCGCAAATCGTGAACACGCTGCCGGACGCCGCCTGCGTCGGCAGGTAGCAGCGGCTCGTACCTGTGTCGATATGGCATACGCCAACGGCGATATTCGTCGTGTCGTTCGTCATGACCGCGATCCCTGAAAGCCCTGCTGCGGTGATCGGCAGCGTGAGGTAATCGGTGCCGGCCGTGGAAGCGATCGACGTCGCGGCGCTGAATTGCACTTGGAACTGACACTGACGACCGACAATCCGATAGCGTCCGGTGTAGCTTGTAGCTCCCACAACCGTGAGCGCGCCGAAGACGGGCGTGAACGACTCCCACCGATCCGTCGACAGAAGATCGCGGTAGGCGAATGAGCGTTGGTCGAATTCATCAGGAGTTGCCAATGGTCACATTCCCTTCGAGCGCCTCCAAGCGCATCGGCGTATTGGCTGCATGCGTGAGCACCCAGCCACGGCGACGGCTTGACCCCAATCGCGTGAAGCGCACGCGGTCGTTCGCGAGATCGCCACTCCCGTGCGTCGTGTAGTTCTGGTAATCGTCGTCGGTGTAGAGAAGCGAGACGGCCGAAGCGCTGGTCTCCCTGTCGCCCACGATCTCGACGTCGTGCCAGAATTTTGTGCGCCGCGTCCCAAGGTCAAGCGTCGGGAGTTGGATGCGCGCGGTATAAGTGGACCCGTCGTCGGTGAATACGAGAGACGCCGGATTCATCACATAGACCTTGCCGCTTGTCGACACGTTCGACACGGCGTAATTGCTCATGGGATTCGCCGTGGTCGAGAGTCCGGCGCACTTGTACCAGAGCGGCGCCGAGGCTGTCGTCCACTCGTGCCAGAACTTCTCCTCGATGCAATACACGAGCGTGAGCGAGCCGGCGCGCACCACGACAAAAGAGCGCCCGTAGAAGCGAATGGTCGTGAGCGAGATATTCGCCGCGCCGGAGAGAATGAGGGTCGAATCGATCTCCGGTGTGGAGATGCGCGACACGCTGCCGTCATACTGGAAGATTGACATCCCGCCCTGCGGCGTCGAGCCGCACCAGAACGTCGTGTCCGAGATCTGCGCGATGGCCCCGGCCGACACGGCGCCGATTTTCAGCGTACTGGCATTGGCGCGCGCAAGCGGGAACGGCGTGAGGCCGGCGTTATACCAGAACTCCACCGACTCGGTGCCGAACGCCATGATGAAATTCCGGTGCCTGACGCACCCGACGCCGCGGTCCGGGTATGCGTTGTGCGCGCCGAAACTGTTCGCCGTCCAAGCGGTCATGCTATTCAGGTCGCCCGCATAGAGGCTCGCCGAGGTCGTCATGACGCAGGCGAAGCCGTCCATGTGCGCGAATGTGCCGGCAAGTTCAAGGCTGGCATTGCCTGGGAAATCGCCATCCGTGATCCTCGTCATGACGCCCACGCCCGTGTCGTAGTACCAGGCGGTATGGTCCGAACTCGTCACCGCGAGCGTTGGCGTGGTCGAGATGACGGTCTCGGTCAGTCCCGTGCAGCGGCCAGTGATGGCGCCGAGGCTCGTGGTGCCGTCGTAGACCGTGGAGTTCGTGGCCCCAAAGGCAGAGATGACCTTGTCGCCGCTTCCCTGCCCCGTCCATAGCAACACCGCTTGGCCCTTCTCGCCGCTGGCGGGCGTGGTATGCGTCCCGAACCCTGGGCGCTTGACGGTATAGATTCTCTCGCGGCCGGTGAAGGTGTCAGAGATCTTCTGACCGTAGCAGTTGACGTAGCGGGCATCCTTGTCGGTGTTTCTCGCAGTGCCACCGACGATCATCACGCCCACGACGCCGATTCCGACGATGCCGCTCGCGGTGGAGGGCGCGCCCACGCGGCTGTTGTAGGGGCCGACGAGCGGGATGCGGAATGGCTTGCTCATTGGTCCCCGAAGGCCACCAGCGTGACGATGGCCGCGTCCGCGGCAGTGCCGCTGAGATCCACGACAGTGAGCTCGACAGAAGCCGCACTCATGCTAGTCAATTTGACGTTATATAGATTCGCCCCTGGAACCGCCGCGAAGTTGCCACTAGAAAATGCGGTCGAAAAAATAATGTTGTAGTTGCCGGTCCCCTTATCGGTGATCGACGCGACGTTGTAGGCCGCCGCCGCAGTGACGGAGGTCGCAGTCCCATCGAAGCGTACCCATGCCTTCGCTGCCGCTGGATGGAAGTGCAGCCGTAGCGGCGTCACAACCACGTCGCTGGAGGCCGCCGCTTCCATCTGCGCCTGCGTCGCGATCACATCCCCGGCAATCGATGTCGCGCTCAGTACGCCGCCGACCTGTAGCGCATTCACGGCGGCCTTCGCCGACACGCTCAGCGCGCCAGCGACTTGCAGTCCCTGCACAGCAGCGAGGGCAGAAACGCTCAGGATCCCCGCTACCTGGAGCCCCTGCACAGCCGCCAGCGCCGAGACGCTGAGGGTCCCGGCCACCGTGAGGTTCGTGGTGGTGAACGACGGGGCGCCCGAGAACATGGCCGCCTGCGCTGAGGCGAGATTCGTCGGATCTCCGAAAATCACATAGTGGAGACGATTTACGTCATCGAACCAGTCCTCGTCGGTGACCGTTACGCCGTTGGCGAAGTCGGTGGATGCCATTTATCGTTCTTTCTTGTTTGGTCGTTCCACTTGTTCATCGTGCTGAAACCGGAGGTAGACTTGCTGCCCGTGAAGTTCTTTGTGTTATCAGGCTTGGCAGTCCATTCCGCCACAATCGCCGTGGTCGTGTACGTTCTTTCCGGTGCGGCCGGGTTGGCGCTGATCCTGCTCTGCCTCGCCATTAGCTGGTGGCTCGCCACATGAGCCTGCGTCATAAGTTTCGAGACGCGGTGCATTGGCACGTCAATCTCCCCATGCTGCACTTGCTCGTCAGACCGGACGGGCACATGCGCCGCATCACGGTCGCCGACATGCTCCTGCCCGTAGGCTTGGTCAATCAGGAGTGGATCTGCTACTGCGTCGGCGTCGGTGAGGACATCCGCTTTGAGAACTACCTGACCAACAAACTCGGCGCGAAGGTTTGGGCGTTCGACCCCACACCACGAGCAATCAAGTTCATGGAAGCCACGCCGCACAACCTGCACTTCATCCCCAAGGGACTTTGGAAAGAAGATGCGACGCTGCGCTTCTACGCCCCGCATAACCCGAAGTGGGTATCCCATTCCATCACCGAGAAGTCGGACTTCGGTCACTTCGACGCCCCCTGCGTTTCAATGGCGTCCGCTATGAAGTCCCTCGGACACGACCGCGTGGACTTGCTCAAGATGAACATCGAAGGCGCGGAGCATGAAGTCTTGGAAGCAATGCTCGCCGCGCGCATCTTCCCCCGAGTCATCATCGTGGCGTGGGAAGGAAACGATGCGCTTCTCAAAGCGCACCGCTGGACGAGACGGTTACGCCGAGATGGGTACGACTTCGTAGGACGCGTGGCGTGGTTCTTTACATACGTGAGAGGAGCGAAATGGATTACTTCCTGATCTACGTCGTCGGTGTCCTGACGCCCTTCGCCGTCAGTAGCATCGCGGGCGCGTTCTTCGATTGGCTTGAGAAGGCCGCTCCAGACATCTACAACCCGCGCGGCAGGGATGAGTAATCTCATGCCGCGAGCGCTGCCCTGTTTTTCCACGTACCTGGCGCGCCAGCCGTAACGCACATCCCGCCCGGTACGCCCGCCGCAGTCGGCGTGGTCTGAGTCCACTCGTCGCCGACTTGCCAGTTGCCGCTTGCCGGTACAGCGCCTAGGCGAACCCGGATGTTCACCCCTGCCGCCGTGTTCTGAATCAGGCCGGTGTTCGTGCCGAAATCGTTGGAATCATCGAAGAACGTATTCGAGCAAGTGCCACCAGAGAGGAATGCGTTCGTGGTGCCGACTGTCACCACATTCCCAGACCCGCGGCAGTTGACGACCGTATCGACATAAAACCCCGCCGCTGGCGCTTCCAGGGTGTTGTTGGAAATCGTGGAACCGGTCAGGCCAGATGCGACTAATGCCTGCGCGCTCGCCCCCGTGCTGACGCAGGTATTTCCAATGACGTTGGCCTTCTTGTGCCGATTGGTTGAAGCAAAGCTAAACGAAATCAGGTTGCCATTCGTCCCAACGATGTCATTGAACGCAATCTTGTTGTTGACGCAATCAGCGCCGTTAGCCAAAACGCTGATCGCTGGACGCGCGACGGTAATTGCAGCCTTGATGCGGTTGTTGATAACCGATGTATTGCTGCTGTCCACGAGCTGGATGCCGATACCGGCTGCTCCGTCCGAAAAGGTGATCTCGTTTCCGTCGCAGATCGTTTCGTTGGACGAGTCCGAAATGGCAATACCCGAATACTTCGGCTGACTAATAATGTGGTTGTGCGAAACAATGTTGGTCTCGCGGATAGCGCCGTTAAGGGCCATCGAGATCCCGGCTGGGAGATTGCTGGTCGAGGTGGTGCTGCCACAGCAGTTCGTGATCCAGTTGTTGGTTACGGTATTCCCACCGGCCGTTTGGACGTAGATCCCAGATCCAGAAGCGCCCGCCAGCCCAGAGCCGAGGATGTCCCATACATGATTCCCGTCGATAAGGGTCTCTGTATCGCCGGCTGTCGTAAGATAATTGACAATGCCGTACGTCGTCTTTTGATTGACGTAGTTGCTCTTGAACTGATTTCGGAATGGCAAGGTGCCCGTCGTGCCCTGGCACAGGATGCCATGCCCGCCGGTGCCGAAACACCAGTTACCCTCGATGAGGTCGTACTTACTGTTGTCGTAGATGATGATGTCGCTAGCGTCTACGTGCGTGCCAAGAGTGCTGTAGATGTCATTGCCGCGAACCGTGCAGCGCTCTGAGTTCTGCAAGAACGGCCCAGCCCACTGCATGCCCTCGAAATCGTTGTCCTCAACGACGCAGTTCGTACAGCTTTGCAGCTCCACGCCACCGATAAGCCCGGATGAGCCTGCGGCGGTGTACTTGAAATGAACGCCTCGGATCTTGATATTCGTCTTGCTTGTGGCCTTGAACAGAGAGATCGAGGTCGTTGCCGATTGGACGAGCGCGCCGGGGGCCGCAAAAATGTCCGTGTTGCTGGAGAGCGTGACCGCTGCGGTAATGGTGTTCGTGCCGCGGATGACGAGGATTCCGCCTGCTGCCGCATCAGCGGCGTTCTGGAGAGTTGTGTAAGAGTCCGAGAAGAAAATCTTCCGAACGGCGGTCTGCAACGTCTCGGCGGTAGCACCAATACCGGATTGGAGAAATGGCAGCAGATCCGCAGTGGCTTTCAGCGTCTGGCTGTTCCGCCAGATCGGGAACGTGTCCGTCGTCGCCATCGCGGCGGCGGCGCTGAGATCGTTGATGGTCTTTGGCGTCGCCATCTAGCGCCTCACCCGACGCAGCGGCGTCTTAAGCCACGTTCGGATCTTGCCGAACGACCCGCTCGGGTTGGCGAGCGACGTGGAAACGATGATGAAGTCTCCGTCATAGTCCTGCGTCACCAGCACGTCCGGCGTCTCGGTCACGAGCGGCACATAGTTCGCGTCGTTGATGATGGCGTTGGCGTTAGGCATCAGAGATCCCAGCCTTCCGGATCGTCGTAGGAGCCCCAGTCGTCGACCGACACCGGGCGGTATTCGGTGCTCTTGCGCTCGACTACCAGCTTGCGGATGTTCTTCTCGGCCTGCATCGCCTCCCGTTGGAAGCGCAGCATCCTCGCCTCGTCCAGGCCGAAGTCGTCGCCTATGTCGTAGGCGATCACATCCTTGAGCGAGCGCAGCATCGACACCTCCACGTCCGGCGCCGAGCCCGCCGAGGTGTCGTCGGCGATCTTCTCGTAGACGATCTTTGCGGTCGTCGACTG